TGACCAATGCCAAGGATCATGCCAGCAGAACTGGGCTTCATAACAGCAGCAGGAGGTGCCACATACTGCTTAACGGGTTCAATCATACGCTGGCTAGCAGCAATGTTATTGGCCGACTCAGCTTCTGCCATGATGTCTTGGACATTGAATCCATAGCTCTGAGTAGCATAACCAAGATTAGTTCCAAGGTTTGCCAAGTCCCGACCATATTCACGCTCAGCATCGGAAGTCAACATAGCAATCGACTTGCCAGTGCGACCAGAAGACAGAACCGTACCCTGTGATTGAAGCTTCTCAATAAGAAGATCTTGTGCTCGCTGGGATGCTTCTGCTTTCTTTTCTTGGAGCCTTAGCTGTTCCCGCTGATAACCACGGTTGGCTGCTTCTGCGTTGGCTTCAATCTGTTGATTGTATGCCTGTTGAGAAGCATCATACTGTTGCATTTGCAGGTTGTACTCATAGTCAGCCTGCTGTTTTTGGATTTGATATTGTTGTTGACGGACCTGTTCCTCGTAGTTAGCTGCTGCCTGTTGCTGCTGATATTGAGCAATAGAAGAAACAGCACCGACGACAAACTGGCCAATCGCTACGGCGGCGGCTGGGAGACACATGATGTTAGTTTAGCAAATTCAACATAAGTAAGGTTTTGTGGTCCGACAGACACATATCGAAGTTTCTTAAATCCAAGAAGGTGAAGAAGCTTCATGTGCATTCGGTTGCGCGGATCAGCTATGTTGTGGAGAATGTCGTAGGAGGTTTGTTGATCGACCCATTTCTTTGCCTCCTTAAAAAATAGTTTGGGATACGGGCGGAGATAGTTTGTGGTTAGCATCCAAATACTTCCGCTATGGGCATCTGTTCTGGATACCCCCGCCATCCCACAAATTTGGTCTTTGATGAGAAAGGTTATGGGCTCATCAGATTTGTAAAACGAAACGGGCAGAGCTACGATTGGATCGTAACCCCACCCGAGTAATTCGTTGCGATCATCCGCTTGGAGGTGTTTAGCAACAAAAAAAGAATCTTCAATTGTCGCTGGGCGGATTTCGTGGATCATACGGCTCTGATGCCTTTGTTGTTATAGGTGCCTTCCCAAGTCATAGTAACAAGGGCAAGCGGGAATGGTGCGTTACAAATAACTCGCAGATCAGCATCCTTACCCTTCGCCATGATGGGAACAATGTTTTCTGCGGTGCGTAACATAGGAGCTTGGTTAAAGCTAGTCAGGTCGGAAGTGATCTGAGGAAGAGTAAGCTCAAACTCATTACGTCCAGGAACATTAAGAGTAACCTGGAAGGGACCAGACTCGTGACTATAAAGACGGACACGATGAACAATAGGTGGATTCAGTTCATCAGCCACTTTGTCTTTTTTAACATAGAAACCAGGGAACCGGGCATCAGCGGTGATCTGATAACCAAGAGCAAATTGCTGACTGGTTTCGTCGTTTGGTATCGCCACATAGTACTGCTGTCCTACTGGAGCACCAGCGTCATGTTGGAGATCTAGATACTGAACATAAGCAGCATCAGTCGGAGTAATGAAAACAAGACAAGGCTGAGCATCAGCAATATCAGCACCTTCCTTGAAGAAGATGCGCGTTTCATCAGCTCCAGCATCATAAGAAGTTTCAGGATTATAATCAAAGAGATCCATGCGGAGATCCACATAGTCCCCTTCAAATAAGATTGCGCCACCTGCGCCTTCGGTAAGAAGGTTCATTTGACACAAAGCTACTCCGTTGTCTGTTTGGATAGCCATAAAGACTTCATCCTCAACAAACTCCATCATGCGGATCTCACCGGGGAAGGTCCACTTAAACCAAGACGCCATAAGACGTTCTTGATTTTGGGTGTAATACCGGAAGAGATAAGCAGAGTTAGGCTCCTGGACGGAACGAAGACCAAACACCGAAGCACTTAGCGTGTTGGTGATGGCAGTAATACCAGTAGGAATATAAGAAGGAACAAGTTTACTAAGATCTGTCTTTAGGGGCGGCGTGTCGATGTTAATCGTCAGCTCAGTAACAGAAATAGATTTGGAGTTTTGTTCCGTAATGACCAGGGTATTGCCAAGGTCAATTGGTTTAATGTTGTTGCTATGACTAAAGGTAGACAGGGCATTCAATTCAGCCGTAGCTGGAGAGAACGCTTCCGTCCGTGTCTGCAACATATACTGTGCGTTGTCGGCAAAGGCCAGCAAACCAACAGGCTGCTGAATAGCATACCGAAACTCAATACGAGTCTTAGAACCTGCCGATAGGTCAATTGGATCGCTATCGACAATAGTAATAACAGTAGACGGATAGAAATCAAGGAAGCTTCCTGCCTGTGAACAAACAACGTTTTCGTTGCTCATTAGGACAAGACGGTTCTTGAAGAAGGAGATGCCAGTAATCCGCTCATTAACAAAGCTTGGACTTTCGGCAGACACCTCATCACCCACAGTACGTTGACCCCAATACTGCGTAGCCCAAGTGCTACCAGAAAGAGAAGCAGAACCAACAGTATCAATGGTAAACGTGTCCCCTTCAAGGTTGGTTACAACATCAGCTGCGGTGTAGTTACGTCCAGCACGGACAATACTTACAGCAGTAATCTGACGGTCATCGTTAATGGCAGTAACCTGAAGACGAAGGTTCAGTCCGGTTCCATCATAGACCGGGAACTTTTGACCAATACTCCAACGAGCGTTTCCATTGCTGGTCACGCTAACAGCAGTAGGAATACCAGACACCGTTGTAGAGGTGGTATAAGCCGCAGCAGCAGCCTCGGAAAGCTCACGGAAGGTATAAGTACCATCAGCCTCACGGATGAGCGCATGGGGCATTGTGGTGGCATCTACGCCAAGAGGAACGTCTGGTCCAATGGTTTCAACCCAAGTACCAGCACCCTGAGAAGAGCCATCACTGGTTTCAAACTCAAGATAATAGTCATCCTCATCAGCCTCACCTGCTCCAACACGGATAACTTCTCCGTCAAGGAATTGATCAGGAAGATCCTCAACGCCAGACACAACGCCTTTGTAAGCAGTCAGACCAGTACCAGAGATACTACCTGTTGCTTCAAGGCTAAAGTCTGCGTTGTCTGCTCTACGGATGTGGATGTGGTTAGCAACACCAGTAGCAACATAAGCAGGGTTGCCATTGATAGCACTAACAAGAGCATTGATAATGGTGTTTGCGTCAATGTTAGAACCAGAGCTAGTAGGGCTATTATAGGTAAAGTTAGTACCATCAATAGTAACCCGATAGCTGGTGTCATACGCAATGGTCGTCAGCGTCACATAACCAAATGGGGTTTGTGCTGCTGAGTTAACACCATCATCCTCAACAAAAACACTACGGTTCAGAACAAAGACGTAATCGTTGATCTGAAGAACTTCAATGTCTGATGAGTTTGTGTGGGACGCATAGGTCTGGGCAGAACCACTAAGGGCATTTAAAGTCTGCTCAACACCACTTTGGCCATCCCACAAATTAAGTGTGCCGTCTTCATTGATTTGAAGAATCAGCTTATCGTCATCGCCTTTGGAAATAAAGAACCAGCTACCACCATCATCAGCATTTTCAAGACGCCGAATCAGCTTAGTGCCTGGACGCTTTAGTAATCCAAAGGTAGGGTCGGGGTAATAGTTATCGCATTCTCGGAACTGACCCGGAAGCATCAGTGAGTCAGGCTGTTGCGATACCCCACCAATCAGACCGACGATTCTTTGTGAGATAGCAGCCATGATTATCGAGCAATAGCGCGGAATGGAGTATAGCTGATGTAAAGATTCTGGCCGTTCTCCTGACCAAAGATATTCACATCAGAACTGCTGGTATCATAGGCCAAGCAGTTAGCACGAAGAAGAGCTTCGTCTTGAGCATTAAAGGTTACCATTTCTTGGGAACCCAAAACCCGTCCAGAGAACACACGGGTAGCACGTTGAGTGATGTAGTCCTTAAAGACCTGAGGAAGATCAGTAAAGTCAAACTTCCACACAACATCACATTTCACTTGTTGTCCGGCAGTAAACGTGTAGGTGTGCTTTATCTTATCGTAAAGCTTGCCATCACGCAATACGGTCTGGTATTTCTGATTGTTAGCAAACTTATTATCCGAAACCTGGAGTGCTGTTGACGGAACAAAAATAAATCCATCATTATCAGCAGTAAAGGGATAGGCAACCTCAGTATTGAAGTGCCAGCCTTCACCTTGTACTTCTCTATCTACTTGCTCAAGAACGTCAAGAGCAATAGCGATTTCGGGGTTAGCGACATCTAGGCTTACCACCGGGGCTTGCCCGATGCCACTAAGCATCTGGTTAATAGCTTCTAGTTGAGTAGTCATTATGGTCGGGCAAGAAAAAAGGGGGCCACTATGGACCCCCCACAATGAACGTATGAAAAAGGATCAGACGTTACGGAAAGCACCAGCCACAGCAGGGCGGACGGATCCACAGCCGTAGGCAAGGCGTCCCACGATCACATCGCCTTGATAGATCACCTTCGTGTCGGCACCGGTGGTTTGCACGCTGGGGCCAATGGCCTCAACGACACCAGCAGCGTCACGGTGGAAGATCAGACCGCAGGAGTTGGTGAAGTCGGTACGGATACCGTAGTCGTTGTTCTCACCACCCAGGGCAGCAGCGTCGATCTGCTCACCAGCAGCGGAGCCATAACGCTCCAGGAAGGGGATGTTGTTGGACTTGTAGATCTTGATACCAGCAATCTCATAGAGACCTTCGCCGGTGTTCAGGCTACCGCCGGTAGCACCCAGATCACGGTTGAGGATGTTGGTGTCAACCTGGCTGATCAGAGCATAATACTGACGAGGGCTGAGCACCGCGACGCGGCCCTCCTGGGGCGCTGCGACTTCGTCCAGACGGGCAGCAGCTTCGAAGAAGCCATCAACCAGAGCCTGAGCGTCATACTCGTTGCCAGCACCCAGGTTCACCTGGAAGCCACCAGGCTCGCCGGTCACGGCAGCAGTTTCGCCAGAGGCTTGATCCAGCACGCGGAAGATGCGGCGGTCATAAAATTCTGCGAGGCTCTGACCAATCTGACGGGCGATGGGGCCACGGATGTCATACTGTGCCAGAACTTCGTCAAGGTTATCAACGAAGGCGGAAGCGACCAGAAGGTCGTCCATCGAGATGGTGGTCTCTGCCACATCAGGATCGCCGCTTCCGAGGATAGCGGTGCCAGGCGTATGATAGCCAGCGTTGATACGTCCAGTGTGGATGAATTGGGCCTCGTTGCCGTTCTTGAGGGTCCGGTTCATCACCAGGCCCTTAGCAATCGTAGCATTACGGAAGGCCTCATAGACCTCACCGGTGAATAGTTTCAGGTACAGAGCCTGAGTATCGGCACCGCCGTTAATGGCGCCGAGCTGAGTTACAGTTGCAGTCACTTGTCTAAAAGTGTTGAGTGTTTATAAATTAAAGAGTGTCCCGGGAAAAATTATTTAGTTGTGGGGTTGTCCTTTGTATTGGGTATCCACCGCAGCGGGCCAATACTCCAGTCATGACTGGGTTTTTTACGAGGTTATCCCACCCTCGAAAGGCATGGGGGACATTGCAGTCCCCACGATCCTCAGAGAAGATCGCCGCTTACAGCCAGCCGGTCCTGAATGTCCAAGCGATAAGCAGGGTCATTCCGATACCGAGGGTCACTGATAGCACGAGCCAGTTCGGCTTGGCTACGGAACCCTTTAACACTTGTGTTCTTGACAGCCTTGCCAGACACACGCTTACCTTCAAAGCCCACAGCGTCTTGATACCGTTGGTTCAAGGCTTGCACA